CCCTTGGTTCTCTCCTGCAGGTTATAACAGAGGCGCAATTAAGAATGCTGTTAAATTAGCATATTCTCCAAACAAATCTGACCGTGATACTCTTTACAAAAATGGTATCAATCCTGTAGTAGGATTCCCTGGTTCAGGTATTGTACTGTTTGGTGATAAAACCATGCTTGCAAAACCCAGTGCGTTTGATCGTATCAACGTTCGTAGACTATTCATTACACTTGAAAAAGCAATTGCTACAGCAGCTAAATTTCAATTGTTTGAATTTAATGACGCATTTACTAGGGCTCAATTTAAAAACTTAGTTGATCCTTTCTTGCGTGATGTTCAGGGCCGTAGAGGTATTTTCAACTTCCGTACTGTGTGTGATGAAACGAATAACACTTCACAAGTTATTGATAGTAATTCTTTTGTTGCTGATATCTTCATTCAACCTGCTCGTTCCATTAACTTCATACAGTTAAACTTCATCGCTACCAGAACTGGTATTTCGTTTGATGAAGTTGGCGGTTAAATATAAATACAAAGTAAAAGGAGCAATAAATGAATATCACTGAATTTAAATCAAGACTAGGAGCTGGTGGCGCACGTCCTAACCAGTTCCGTGTTCTGTTAGGTTTTCCAAGTTATGTTACAGGGGTTGATACTTCTTACAGTATATTAGTTACTGGCGCAGCAGTTCCAGCATCTAATGTAAACCCTGCAATTATACAGTACAGAGGACGAGAAGTTAAACTTGCTGGCGAAAGGGTTTTTGATCCTTGGACTGTTACAATTGTTAATGATACCAATCAATCTTTGCGTAGACCTTTCGAGCAATGGATGGCTGGTATGAACAATAATGCCACTAACACTGGTATTCTCACTCCAGCACAATATCAAGCTGATCTTGTTATTGAGCATTTGGATAGAAATGATAAAGTATTGAAAGGTGGTAGATACACCCTTCGAAATGCTTTCCCAATTCAAATGAGTGAAATTGCATTGCAATATGCCCAGAATGATGTTATTGAAGAGTTCACTGTAACTTTCCAATATCAACATTACGATAACGTTTAATTAAGATACAACTATAATATGAATATTTTTGGATTTGAGATAACTCGGGAAAAGCCACAACCGACTGAAAAGTCTTTTGTGGCACCCTCGGATGACGGCGGTGTCGAAAGTATACGAGCGGGTGGCTATTATGGCACTTACTTAGATATTGAAGGCATTGCCAACACTGAGGCTGAGCTAATAAAGCGATACAGAGACATTGCCTTGATGGCAGATGTTGATGCCGCTATTGAAGATGTTGTGAATGATTCAATTGCAAATCTCAATGATGAAGTTCCCTTAAAACTTAATTTAGATAAAACTGGTCTTTCTGTTAATATTCAGAAAAAAATTACAGATGAATTTAATTATATTTTAAGGGTTTTGCATTTTAACGACAGAGCGCAGGATTACTTTAGACGTTGGTATATTGATGGAAGATTAGTCTTTCACAAAGTAATTGATACTGCAAGACCACAAGATGGTATTAAAGATATTCGTTATATTGATCCTCGTAAAATTACAAAGATCAAAGAAATTAAAAAAGAAAAAAATGAAAATGGAGTTTCTTTTGTTAAAGATGTAGAAGAATTTTTTCTCTTTAATGAAAAGGGAGTAACAGATAAACCAGGGCAATATAAACCGGCTGCTGATTCAAATAGTGCTTTGAAAATTACAAAAGACGCTATTGTATATTGTGCTAGCGGATTAGTGGATCAAGATAAAAATATTCCTTTATCTTATCTACACAAAGCCATTAGACCTGCAAATCAATTACGCATGATGGAGAACGCTGCGGTCATTTACCGCATAACACGTGCTCCTGAGCGTAGAATTTTTTATGTAGACGTAGGTAATTTACCTAGCGGTCGAGCAGAACAATATCTTAAAGATATCATGGATAGATATCGTAATAAATTAGTATATGATGCTAACACAGGTGAAGTCAGGGACGATAAAAAGTTCATGTCCATGTTAGAAGACTTTTGGCTTCCCCGTAGAGAAGGTAGTCAGGGAACACAAATTGACACTCTACCAGCAGGGCAGAATTTAGGAGAAATTGGTGATATAGAATATTTTCAGAAGAAACTATATCAAGCACTAAATGTTCCTGTGTCAAGATTAGAACAGTCAGCAGGATTAAATTTTGGTCGTTCTGCTGAAATTAATAGAGATGAATTAAAGTTTGCTAAATTTGTTGCTAAACTGAGAAGAAAGTTTTCAACCATGTTTGAAGACCTTTTGAAAACTCAGTTAGTATTAAAAAATATAATGACTGAAGAAGATTGGAATGATATAAAAGATACTATCATTTATAATTTTTCTCAAGATACATATTACACTGAATCTAAAAATCAGGAAATATTGAGAAGTAGATTTGAAGTATTGCAAGGAGCGTCTTCTTTTATTGGTTCATTGTTTAGCAAAGAGTATGTGCAGAAAAATATACTTATGCTTACAGATGAACAAATAGAAGAAATTAACATGCAAATGCAAGTAGAAGCACCTTTTAAAACACAAGATCAAGAACATCAAATAGACATGCAACAGCAACAAGCTGATTTGAGTGGAGAGCAATAATGGACAATTATCAAGCAATTAGAGACATGATTAATAATATTAGTATGGGTAATGCTAGTGAAGTTCAAACAAATTTTAATGCTATTATGCAAGCAAGAGCAGGTGATGCTTTAAATGATTACAAACAAACTCTTGCAAGATCAATTTTTAAAAACCCAGAAATGCAAGCAATGGGTTTAGCGGATGGTGAAGAACACATTTTAGATATTGATGACGAATACGAAACCAAAGAGTAATATAAAAATGAAAACATTCAAAGAATTTAGATCCAATGTTGAAACAGATATTCAAGAAGAACCTATGGACGGCGTTGCAAAAGGTTCTTTGGATGGTGATAAACACATGTGCGCCACCAAAATTTTTAAAGAAGGATTAGGTGAAGGAACCCCAATTCACGGCGAACATGCCATACCAGACAGTCAAGGTAATATCTCTTGGTATAAAGTTATGTTCGAACATGGTATTGAAACAGTAAGAGTGGAAGATGATGGTGTTCAAATACTTATGTCTGAAAGTCATATGCACTCCAATTCTAAAAAGAAAATGCCAATGTAATAGGGGAAAAAATAAATGCCTGCTCTTATAAAAAATATAGTAAAATTAACACAGGTACAAGGTGTTGTAGTTCTGCGAGGTGATGACGGAAGCGCCACCATTGATCTTGATGTTGATCTTAAAAAAACAAGTGAGACTGTTTCTGGTACTCAATTGGTCAATATCAAGGGTTTACAGTGGACTTTAGGTACTGGAACTCAAGCAACTGTAACAAGAGACTCAGTTGTACTGTATACATGTATAGGAACTGGGCGCATAGATTTTTATGATTGGGCAGACACTCATGAAAATGATGCAAATATTGTTGTAGCTGTTGATAACGGAGGAACCGGCGGTACTGTAATTCTTTCTTTATCTAAAGTTGCGGGATTCGGTTCACAGCAACATCAAGGCGCTGACGGAGTATTAGGTTAATGAAACTTATTAAAGAACTCAACGAAGATTTACAATTCATTGTAGAAGAAAGCAGTGATAATGGTAAAAAAAGTCTCTTCATAGAAGGCGTTTTTTTACAAGCAGATTTAAAAAACAGAAACGGTAGAATGTATCCAAAAGAAATAATGGCAAAAGAAGTCAACCGTTATATTAAAGAACAAGTCATTACTAAAAGAGCATATGGTGAATTAGGACACCCTGAAGGTCCTAACATTAATCTTGACCGTGTTTCACATATGATCGTATCTCTTAGAGAAGACGGCAATAATTGGATTGGACGAGCAAAAATTTTAGATACTCCTATGGGTAATATTGCTTCCAGTTTAATTAAAGAAGGAGCTGGATTGGGGGTTAGTTCACGAGGTCTGGGCACACTTAAAGAAGTTAATGGAATCAATGAAGTTCAAGATGATTTTATGCTTGCTACTGCCGCAGATATTGTAGCAGACCCATCAGCACCTGATGCGTACATACAAGGTATTATGGAAGGTAAAGAGTGGGTGTTTGTCAAGGGTGTATGGCAAGACAGAGAGATTGAAGAAACCAAAAACTTAATTAAAAAGACAAGTTCTAGAAATTTATCAGAAGCAAAAGTTAAAGCGTTTGAAGCATTCTTAGATAAAATTTCAAGAATTTAATTTTTATAAATATATAGAACATTTAAATATCATTTAAATCGAAAGGAGATAACAATGGGCGTAGAATCAAAAATCCGAGAGCTTATGGAGGGTGCAGCAAATCGTCCTCTGGATAAGCAACAGGGTGATGCTTCTTTTCCTACTCAAGGTAATTCAAATGCAAATCCTGAAGTCCAAGACTTAAGCAGTCCTGGTAATCCGGAAGGTGGTTTGACCTCTGACGTAGGCGTGAAAGCAGCATCTAAAGCATCTAAAGACGGTACTCTTCCAAAAGGACAGGGTGCAGGCAAAGCCGTTAACTACCAGGACATGGAAGATACCAGTTCTGTTGTAAATCAACCTAATTCTGCTGGTGTTCGTGAAGAGTATGAAACTCAAGACGAAGAAGAGTATGAAGAAGATGAAGAGTATGCAACAGAAGAAGGCTTGTTTGAAGAAGATTTAAAAGCACTTTTTGCTGATGATGAAAATCTTACTGAAGAATTTAAAACTAAAGCGGCTGAAATTTTTGAAGCTGTAGTATCTTCTCGCGTAATTTCTGAAGTAGAAGCTATTGAAGTTGAATTGACAGAACAGGCTAATGCAGCATATGCAGAACGTGTTGAAGATTTAGTTGAAAACATTGACAAGTATCTTAACTACGTTACAGAAAATTGGATGAAAGAAAACGAAATGGCTATTGAAAACGGCCTTCGTAACGAAATAACTGAATCTTTTATTAAAGGATTGCAACAAGTGTTCACTGAACATTACATTGAAGTCCCTGAAGATAAGTACGATGTTTTAGCTGAGATGCAGGAAAAATTAGATACTCTTGAATCTAATTTGAATGAAGAAATCCAGAAAAACATTAAC